CTTGGGTGTCAAAAAGTATGCCGAAGGGAGCGGAATTTCCTCGGATGCTATTTTGTAGTCAGAAATTACGAAAGAAGTGACTACGCCCAAACGCCTACTAATCAAGGCATTCCGTTTTAAGTAGTCAGTGTAGTCAGTTTTGACCCCTATTTTACATTGGCAATATATACGAGCGTGTGCGTGTGTGCATGTGTGATGTATATCTACTCATAAGAAAAAAAGTAACTACAAGTGACTACACTGACTACAACCGCCTCCACGCTATCAGGAAGGCCGTTTTTTGTAGTCACTTCTCAAAAACCAAAGTGACTACAAGTGACTACGCTCCGACCCTACCAAAACCAAGCCATTGACCAAATGCGGACAAGTATCGCAGAGGGCAAGAGGCACATCATCCTGTGCGCCCCGACTGGAAGCGGCAAGACCGTCATGTTTACCTTTATGGTGGCATCGGCCCTCCAGCGGGGGAAACGGTGCATCATCTTCACCGATCGGGTTGAACTGCTGAAACAATCCAACGGTGCGCTGGACCAGTTCGGGATCCTGCCGACGCTTATTGAAGCGGGCAAGCCACGACTGGATGTGTCGGGGAACTGTTTCATTGCCATGGCGCAGACCTACGCCCGACGCAAGAACAAGGCCGACTATGCCGACCTCATGGCGGGCATGGACCTGGTGATCATTGACGAGGCTCACAAGCAAACCTTCAACCCGCTACTTGCAAGCATCCCCGCCAAGGCTGTGGTGATCGGAGCCACAGCAACGCCGCTGCGTCGTGGGAACCAAGAGTGCCTCTCGAAGTTCTACCAAGCACTCCACAACCCTGTGCAGGTCGGGGAACTGATACGCCAAGGGTTCCTTGCCAGTCCTGTCACCTACGGGACAAACTTGGACTTGTCGGGAATCGGGATGCGGGGCGATGACTACGACACCCAGCAGATGGCTACCGTGTACTCCAAGCGGAGGGTGTTTGACGGCGTTGTCCAAAACTACGGGAGGCATTGCAGGGGCAAGAAGGCGATCTTGTTTGCCAGCAACATCGCATCGAGCAAAGAGGTTTGCGCTGCCTTGCAACTTGCAGGCCACAACGCCCGCCATGTGGACGGGACCATGGGCAAGCAGGAACGGGCCGATGTGCTGGCTTGGTTCAAGCATACGCCCGATGCCATCCTTTGTAACTGCGATCTTATGACCACGGGCTTTGACGAGCCAACCATTGAGGTTGTGATCCTGTATCGTGCGACCGCAAGCCTTCCCTTGTTTATGCAGATGGTGGGCCGTGGATCCAGGGTAACGCCAAACAAGCGGGAGTTCACGATCCTTGATTTCGGCAACAATGTAAACCACCATGGATTTTGGGAAGCCAGCCGTGATTGGTCATTGAAGAAGAAACGCAAGAAGAAATCCGATGGCGTTGGCGGGGCGAAAAACTGCAAGGGCTGCGAGGCGATTATCCCCGTCGGAGCGATGAAGTGCAAGCATTGCGGCTACGAGTACCAGCGCAAGCCGCAAGAGCAGGGCGAAATGGTGGACCTGCACCTGATGACCAAGGCGCAGGGCATGCAGTTGGCCACGACGAGCAGCATGTACCAAAAGGCACAACTGGCGAAGGCCAAAGTAATTTCGCCGTTCTGGGTGTTGCACAACCAATGCAAGAGCAAAGCCGAAGCCTTGGAGTTCATCCGCTATATGGGCTGGAAGCCAGGCTGGGCCTTCCACAACAAAGACCGTTTCCCAATCCTAAAATAACTTACCCATGCAAGAGTTCAAGATTCAAGCCGAGTGCTTCCAATGGCATTGGAACAACTTCCCCGACCAGCGGGGCCGATTGTTTACCGTCAACAACAACGCCCCGTCTGCGTATGCTGGGAGCGTGATGAAGGCCATGGGTGTGGTTGCGGGGGTGAGCGATATGATATACTTATCCACCGCTGGGGCCGTGTTCCTGGAGTTCAAAGACCCCAAGGGCAAGCAGTCCCTATCCCAAAAGTGGTGGCAGGGGGTCGTGGAGGCAGTTGGCTACAGGTATGTAGTCATCCGAAGCGTGGAAGAATTTCAACGGGTGTTGGCTGAATGTGGGTAGGTTGTTTATATCTTTGACCCATGCACCGCTTACTGCTCCTTCTGCTCCTGACCGCCTGCACCAACGACCGCCCCTGGAAGGTGATTGAGGTACGGGAGAAGGGTAACGCCTGCGAATATGTGCTTTCTCGTAGCAACGGATTCGGGCCGCAGGTAAAAAACATAACCGATAAGTGCGGGAAATATCAACTTTTCCAAACCATAAACCCCTAACCCATGAAACCAACCCCGACCTTTTTGGTAGGTACTGTTATGCCTTCGTGCTTACGACTTTCGCTAAAAACTAAATGGTTTGAAATGACTAAAGCAGGGACAAAAACAGAAGATTACAGAGAGTTAAGCCCATACTGGTCAAAACGATTTGGAACACCTATTACTTGGGCAATGGAGGCTTATATTCAACCTGATTTTTGCGATACTGATGGAGTTGGATATACCTTAAATCAAACAAATTACAAAGTAAACTTAATGACTTTAGGCTACCCAAAATCAACTGATACAGAGCGTATTTTAAAACTTGAACACAAAGGAATCGAAATAAGAACTGGCAATCCTGAATGGGGAGCTGAACCGAATAAACTATACTTTGTCATTATGCACGGAGCTATTTTAGCATGAGGCTAACTCGTTTATTTGTCCAGTTTTCCTTCCCCCACCCCCCAACCCCTAACCCAAACCAAATAAATAACAAGAAAATGAAAAATTATGTAGTAGGCATTCTCTCAATGTTTGAGAATGATTTGAAACTTTTTAAGGTAGTAGCTGAAAACGAATACGAAGCCATTAAGAAGGGAATGGTAGAGTTTACAGACAAACCCGAAAGTAAACAACACGAAATTGATTGGCAAAATTCACCTGATTACCCAACCGATTTAGAGGGTCTTTATTCAGTTTATGAGGAAATGCCTTTTTCCGTAGTTGAAGTAGGCTCATTTTAGCCTGACCACTAACTCGCATATTTGTCTAACCCCCAACCCCTAACCCATGAAACCAACCCCCACCGATTTCCGCCGCTGGCAAATCCACATCCGCAAGGAGTGCGTGTCTTGCAGCAAGCCCGACCGCTCCGAAACCATCAAGCCTTGGTCCGTGAACTGGACCCTGCTCGGTCGCATCCTTCAAGCCAAAAACGCATGAGCATGCCCTGGATACGAACTCAAGACCAAATGCCCAAGAAGGGCCAAGTCGTGTTGATTACTGACAAGGAAGGAGAGCAAAACGTCGCTTGGATTGATATGTACACTGGTAAGTGGCACTCCGAGAACCACAGATGGTGGCCCCGTGAAGTCGTTTACTGGATGCCTATACCCGAACTCCCTAAACCATAAGCCATGAACGCAATAAATAAATTTTACGAACTTGCTGAACCGATAGGTGTAAACTTAAACTACTGGATGGGATATTCGGTGGCCGCTAAATTTGTGGAGTCGTTTGCAAAGCATATAAAATCAAGCCAGTGGATAAGACCCCAAGACCAAATGCCCGAATTTGACGAACCCGTCCTAATTACCGACATTGAAGGACTGCAAATCGTCGCTTGGCGTGATGCGTACACTGGTAAGTGGCACTCCGAGAATCATGCTTGGTTTACCAGCGAAGTCAACTATTGGATGCCCATCCCCGAAATTGTTTAAGACATGACCTGGATAGCCTGCAAAGACCGAATGCCGAAAGACGGGGAATATGTAATCTTTTTGGCTTTTGGTATAGATATACTGGTCGGGTTTTTTGTGGAATCTTTGAATAAGTGGTTTATTCATTATGATGATGATTCATACGCAACAAAAAATCAAGTCACCCATTGGATGCCACTTCCCGAACCCCCACCCCCCACCAAATGACCCCAGCCCTCATACACCACCTCGTTGACACCACGGCGGCCATCTTCGGCATAACCCCCGACCAGGTGCGGTCCCCGTCACGGGAACGGCCCTGTGTCATCGCCCGCAACATCGTGGCCGACATCGCCTACAACGAATACCTGTTCACCTTCATGGCCATCGGGAAGGAACTGAACCGACACTATAGCACCATCATCATCAACTTGGAATCCTTCCACAACGACTGCAAGGCCAAGCCTCAACTCCGCTACCTACGGAGGCAAGTTTTCAACAACGCCCAAGAGTATTTGCAGACCGCCGAGGGGGCTTATATCACTGATACTCTGCAACTTCCGAGCGGAGAATAGCCCGAAACCGCTATCACGCCCAAGGGGTCGGCCTAACCGCTGACCCTTTTTTTTTGCAATCTTTGTGCATGCAGTCAGCCGACCAAGTTATCCTCGACCTCTACCGCACGGGCGAAATCCGAAAGGCTTGCCTGACCATCACAGGGGGCGACCCGCTTTGGCGTGACTTGGAGCAGGAGTGCGTGCTGATTCTGCTGGAGAAAGACCCCGCCAAAATCCTGCAAATCCAGTCGCAAGGGTATTTCAAGTTCTATGTGGTACGCCTCCTGCTGAACCTTTACAGGGGCAAGAACAACCAATTCGCCCAAAAGTACCGCCACCACGACTTGCTGGAGGAACTGGACCCCGATTCTCCTATCCCCCAATCCGAGTACGATTCCTTAATGGATGACCTTTGGGCCATCGCAGAGGCGGAGATGGATACCTGGGCCAAGGACGGGGCGTTCCCGTACGACAAGGAACTGCTACGCCTGCACCTACGGACTGGGAACATGAAGAAGTTGTCCCGTGACACGGGCATCCCGTACCGCTCCATCATTTACTCAATCGACCAAGCCAAGGCCAAAATCAAGGCCGCAATCCAAAACTATGGACACGCTGATATTTCCCCTGCTGATAAGTAGCCTGACCGCCCTCGCCATTGCGGAGTACCATGTCCTGCCGCAGGCTTGGTACAAGACCTGGCTGGGAAGGCACAAGCCGTTCTCCTGCGTGACTTGCCTGACTTTTTGGGTGGCGGTGGCTCTCACATGGCCCACCTGCGGTTGGGTCCTCGCTCCTGTGTACGGCCTCGCCTCGGCGGGGTTAACCGTTGTCATCCTCCAAGTCACGAACCGATGACCCAAGACGAGTACCTGCTGGCAACCAAGCACCGCCATTATTGGGACCAATACCAGGCCGCCTTGTTCATGCGGCTCTCCCCCGAAGCGGTCCACGACTTGCAGACCATCCTCGTGGCCAACGGAAGGCCCAACACGAATTGGTGGTGCGCTGACTGCGTAAAATCGGCACTCCAATACATTTACTCACAAGCGGACCAATTCGCCGAAGCCAACCAGCAGACCGTTACCCATGCCCTCAACAACCCCAACCCGTGACCAGTTCCAAACCTATGCCGATTACGGGGAAGGGGTACGCAACAACGCCAAGCGGGGCATTGAACTCAACGAGCGCAATGGCAACAAGTGTGCAACCCAAACGGGAAAGGTCAGGGCGCAGCAACTCGCCAACGGTGAACCCATATCCCTTGAAACGGTTAAACGGATGCACTCCTACCTATCCCGTGCTGAAACCTACTACGACAACGCTGATTCCACCAGCGACTGCGGCTACATCTCCTATCTCCTTTGGGGAGGCAAAGCGGCCCTTGGGTGGAGCAGGAATAAACTACGGGAACTTGGCGAACTCGACTAAAGCCCCCAACGATGAGGCCCAAGTCCAAGCCCGCATGGATTCGCTGATGATGGTCATCACGACCCTCTGCGACTGCATTGGTGCGGTGGACGATTCCAACTCGCCCAACGCCTTTGCGGTGAAGATGAAAATCGTGGACAAGATTGACGAACTCATTGACAAAATAGAATACTGATGCACCCAACAAGGATATTTAAAACACCCGAAGACCTTGGAAAAGCATGGGCCGCCTTCAAGGAGGATGTGAAGGTCCAAGGCGAACAATGGAAGCGGGTGCAGTATGTCGGGAAGGATGGGTTAAAGAAGGAAGACCCCGCCAAAGTGCCGCTGACCTTGGAAGGGTTCAAGCGGTTTTGTCGCAACAATTACGGGGAGGTCCAGCACTATTTTGACAACAAGGACGGTTACTACGAGGACTTCGGGGTTATCTGCCGTGCGATTCGGGAAGAAATCCGAGAGGACCAAATCATTGGCGGCCTGCTCTCGTTCTACAACCCCTCCATCACCCAGCGGTTGAACGGGTTGGTTGAGAAGCAGGAAACGAGCATCACCATCGAGCAGCCGCTTTTTGGGGATGGACTTTAAATACACCACCGCCATCCGCAAGATTCGGGCGATGACCGCTCGGAAGAAGGTGATACAAGGCGGGACAAGCGCGTCCAAAACCTTCGGCATCCTTGCGGTCCTCATTGACCACGCCGCTCGCCATCCCAAGTCGGAAATATCGGTCGTCAGCGAATCCGTGCCTCACCTACGGCGGGGAGCGATTAAGGACTTCGCCAAGATTATGCAATGGACCCACAGGTGGGTTCCCGACCGCTGGAACAAGACCCTCCTGCAGTACAACTTCGCCAACGGTTCCACGATTGAGTTCTTTTCCGCTGATTCGGAAGCCCGCCTCCGTGGGGCAAGGAGGCAGATACTCTACATCAACGAGGCGAATAACATCGACTTCGATTCCTACTACCAGTTGGCCATCCGTACCTCGCAGGAGATTTACATTGACTTCAACCCCACCCACGAATTTTGGGCGCATACGGAGGTCTTGCCCGAAACGGATGCGGAGTTCCTCATCCTCACATACCAAGACAACGAGGCCCTTCCCGATACTATTCGAAATGACATCGAACTGAACCGCACCAAAGCCGAAACCTCCGCATACTGGGCGAATTGGTGGAAGGTGTACGGCCTCGGTCAAGTCGGGACGCTACAGGGTGCGATATACGGGGACTACACGGTGGTTGAGGGTATAGACCCATCCACGATGAAATTCGTCGCCTACGGCCTCGACTGGGGGTTCAGCACGGACCCAACCGCCTTGGTCGCCGTTTACCGCAGGAATGATGACTTATTCATCCACGAACTGCTATATCACAGGGGGCTGACCAACTCCGACATCGCCACAAGGCTGAAGGAATTCGGCATTACAAGGGCGTGGGAGATTGTGGCCGATTCGGCAGAACCCAAGAGCATTGAGGAAATCTACCGCCTCGGATTCAATATCAAGCCCGCATCCAAGGGACCCGATTCGGTCAGGCAGGGGATAGATGTGGTCAAGCGGTTTAACCTCCATGTGACCAAGGATTCGGTCAATTTGATTAAGGAACTCCGCAGTTACACTTGGGCCACCGACAAAGATGGGCGGGACACGGGGGTCCCGATTGATTCGTACAACCACGCCTGCGATGCGCTCCGCTATGTGGCCCTCAACAAATTGGCGGTCAGCAACTCGGGGAAGTACTTGGTGGTTTAACTTTACCCCCATGAACCGAGAATCCATTGATATCCTGCTTTTCGTTGGGCGAATTGTCTGTTGGTTGTTAATCATAGCGGGCATTGGTTTCTTCGCTTTGGGAATCAGCCAACTCTTGACCCTCCTATTGAAATGAACCTCGAATCCCTCCTTGACCTCGCCCTCGCCATCGGTCGGGTCGTGCTGGCCTTGGTGTTTATCGGCTGCATCTTAACCCTCCTTTTCACCCAATGAAACTCATCCACTATTACCACATCTATTGCGGTGGAGGCGGCCAATGGCAACTCATCATGCACCAACACATGATGGCCCTGTGCAACTACGGACTGATAGAACAGTTGGACGAGATTCGTGTCGGCATCGTCGGCCCTCCCGACCAGCGGAAGGTGGTCAAGGAAATCTTGGACAATTCCCTCGTGGCGGCAAAGGTCAAGGTCGTGGTCACCCGCACAAACGCTTGGGAGCAAGCCACGCTGACCGAGATGTACAAGGCATCGCAGACCGAGGATGCGGCCTACCTGTACGCCCACACCAAGGGCAGTTCCGACCCCAGCCTCATCAACCAACTTTGGTGCAGGTCCATGGTGTTTTTTAACATCGTCGCTTGGGAACGGGCCATTGCAGAACTCGCCAATGTGGACTGCGTCGGAGCCTACTGGCTGACCAAGGAAGAGTTCCCCCAAATCGCTGACCACAACAACCCCGACGGATATCCCTACTTTGCGGGGACTTTTTGGTGGGCTAAGTCGTCCCACATTCGGGAACTCGGCGAACCCGTAAGGGAACACCGCTGGCAGGCCGAGCATTGGATAGGCAAGCGTGAAGGAATGACCGTCTATAACTCCTGCAAGGGATGGCCTGCACCCGATAAATTTGTCATCACATTTTAGCCATGGCCAAAATCCCCGTCATCATTACCAACTTCAACCTCTACACTTGGCCGAAGGCGATGGTCAAAAAACTGATGCGGATGCCAGGCGTTGGACCCATTCTAATCGTGGACAACGATTCCACCTACGGCCCAACGCTTGAATGGTACGAGCAGTTGAAACTGGAAGCCAACGAGGTCGCAGTCATCCGAACGGGGGGCAACTTCGGTCACCTCGTAGCATGGCAGGCCCAAATCCCGCAGCAGTTGTTTGACATGGGCTACCCTGACTACATCGTCACGGACC